CGAACTTATCTTGGTAAGCCTGTTTGCACTCTGCTGACGTATAAACTTTATTTTTCAAATTGTAGAGATCTATATTTTCACACCTTCCAACAATCTCAAACTGATCGGGATTAAATTTACCTAGAAAGGTAATGGGCACACCCATAATACCCTCATAATCACTTGGAATAGCATCAATGTAAGGTACCTCTATAGCATCATAATTATCATATGTATCGTACGATTCTTTACCTCTTAAATTCTTATGCTTACTGAACTTGAGATTATCCTCCATCGTCATTAATGTAAGTGGTTGACAACGACGCCCATGATCTAGGTTTGTGAACCATATTGCAGGAACCCTTTTCATTTGAACTCCATTTATAGTTTTATTAAAATCTTCTAGATTCTTAGTTTCAAACCACATTACTTCACTCCAACCAGACCACATCTTATTCTCTTTAATCATTGGAAAAACTTCCTTAGAGGCTATTGCATTGAGATTACCAATAATTAGAAATTGCTTTTTATACTTAAAGATTGAAGTAATATATTCACGAAATAAACTAAATGGAGGATTGGTGACTACAATGTCTGACTGTTTGAGCAACTCGACACACTCATCACTTCGAAAATCACCATCACCTTCAAGGGGGGTCCATTCATTGTTCCTGTTGGCCCTTAATTGCTTAGCAATATCTTCAAGCGTGAAGGATCCATCTCCGTCAACATCACCAACTTCGTTTATAATAAATTTGTTGGCAGTGGTTTTTGGTCGTCCCCTGACTGGTTTAAGAGTAACATCATCACCAAACAGCCCTAGTTGAGTATTCGCAACTGGTGACGGTTTGTAGCTAGTTGCAATAAGTCTTTTCAACCCTAGTCTTTTAAAATTTAGGACGAAATAACGAAAGAAGTTACTCTCATACGGATCGTCGCAGTTGCTGTAAACTACCTTGCCCTTGAAAGTATTAGGGTCATATTCAAAATAAGATTCTACTTCTTTTTCTATATCGGAAAATTGAGTATAAAACTCATCATTCTTTGCTTTTTTTGCATTAGTAAGATTCTTGTTTGACATAGTTTTATTTGTATTAAATCATCAACACCAATCTCAAGAGCTTTAGAGATTTTTGAAAGAGTGCCAATTTGTCCATGACTTCCTGCCATGTTAATTTTGTAGTTTTCATAATTATAATAGATTTAGTGTTTTTAGGTTGTTTATTCTTTCCTGATACTTAGACCCTGCTCTGGTGTCGGTCATGTATCTTTTCCCTACTATGTTACATCTAACTGCCCTAAAATCTCTGTCTACCCAAGTTTGCAGGCTAATAACCTCGCCTTCTTGGAAGTAACATCTTTTAATAAGATCAGTAAAGGCAAACAGCCCCTGTTCCCAGTCATTAAGACAGTTATTAGCTACTCCGCACTTTACAGCCTTATGATCACCCCTGTCGGTATTCCCAACATTCATAGGATTTCGGGTTTTGACTGCCCTGCCTTTTGTTCCCATATGTGATTCATTGTGACCTACGGCTAGAATAAAGCTAGCTGGCACTCCAGAATCGGCGCTGGCTTTAATAATCATTTCCGTGGAGATTGGAGAGGTTTTAAAGTATTTACTTCTGTAAGATTCGATCTTTACTTTTTCATTTATAGCTGGCTCTTGAGTTATAATCTCAATGTGAGCTAGGGTTTCTATTGAAGATAGTGTGACGGCAGATTGTGGAGTTACTTCTAACTCTTTTTCGACCTCGGCAATAATGGTTAAGGCCTCGGCTTTTTTGGCTTTTAACTGAGCTTCTTTAGCTAGGTTTTCAGCCTCTGCAGTGTAGGCAGAAGCCTCAGCTTGTAATATCTCATACTGTGGCTTGTCATTTATCTCACCGCTTCTTACAGCTGGTGAGTTATCTGGAGAAATAGAAATCCATGTTACTGCAATAATTGCTGATACTAGGATAAGGTGTCTCATGTTTAAGTTGATTTTGTTCATATTTATATTTGTTATTTGTGTTAGAAGTTTGTTTTAAGTAATTCAATAATTTCCGGGTTTATTCTGTGTTTAAACTCTAGTAGATCCCATTCGTAGAGTTGCTTAAGTGCATTAAGGTTGTCTTGACGCTGAGCTTTTAAAGTGAGTAAGTTATAGATTAAGTCGTCTTGGTTAACGCCTGTAAGGTACAATGGCTCGAATCCAAAAGGTGGCCATGGGTTGCTCTCTAACTGTTTTATTTGATTCTTAGTGATGGTAATGTCATCTTGCAAATCCTCAATATCTGACTCATACTCAGCTATGGTATCTTTGAGTGATTTGATCCGTTCTGGTATTGTTTCAAATGACATATTATTGTAGGTTTATAATTAACTCAATTTCTTTGAGTTTTTCTTCGATTAGTTTGAGTTTGTTTTTGTGCATAAGTTACGTTTTATAGTTTTTAATTGTTGGATTTTTTCTTTTCTAATAGATGGTTTGGATCTGATAAGTTTATTGGTTTTGATTGAATACGTTAACATAGTTGTATAGCTAAATGGCTATGTAACCAGTATGAAACAATTGTAACGTTTTGTCAACAGTTAGCTATAGAAAGACAACAAAAACCCCCTGTCAAGCGGTGCAGGGGGAGTTTGTGTGAGTGGCTGTTGTGTGTAGTAATCAGTTTTTTGTCATAATTAGGACAGTCTCTATACAATCTTTGGCTTGTATTGAATCATGTCATTGAGTTGAGCATAAAACTTATCTAGTATCTTGTATACTAGTTTAGCGTCAACGATGTCTAAGTTAATGTAAGTCATCTTTACTCTACTAGCTGGGTCAATACGGTCAAAGTTGTAAAACCTCCTAGTTTGGCTAACTGCGCTTGGGTTTGTTAAATAGTTTAACTGCGTTTCTATCCACTTTGGATCATAGCTAGGCAAGGTGTTAATTATTACCCCTTGTTTTTTTCCAAACAATTGGCCATAGCCCCATAACTGCCACATATGATCGTCAATGTCATCTTGGCTAGTCCTTTTCTCAAAGGTATCCCACGTCGCTCTGGTTTTAATATCACCAATTGCTTTAACAGTCTTAATGTCAGGCTCTCCAGTGATGTATTCATTGGTCTCTCTACCTTCATGTTTTGTATATTTACAGTTATACACACTGTTTAACAGATCAATGGAATCTTGCTCTTGATTAGTACCTCGCTCAGTAGCTTGATTTCCAAAGAAAGAGTCGATACCTAAAATGTACTTGTTGTAGAAAGTGTTTACAACAGTGGAAGATACACTAAGGTCTTTGCCTTTATCCAGCTTTTCTTGCAATTTGATAAAGGTTACTAATTCTGTTTTACCAGCCTCTTTCCATTTATCATATTTTTCTTGCTCTTCATCTGTTAATGGGTTTAAGAATCTTTTGTATGCAGGCCCTACTACGTTTTTCAATTCTGAGCACCTAACTCTTATTTCTCTTACTGTGATGGTTTCTCCTGTATAGATTTTTACAGGAGCAAATTGTTGTTTAGTAACTGGCATTAGAACGGCATTATTACATTTATAGCGTCTTCTAGGTCAGGCATTTCTGATACCCCTTCTGGTAATGGAGCAATGGGTCTAGGGTTAGCTTCTACATACTTTGCTACATTAGCAATTAACACTTCTAAACACTGATCATAGATCTCGTCTTTTTGTGTAACCCAGTCTGTGTCAATTTGTTTGCTTTCAACTGAAACAGATTTTTTCGTTATAGGATCTACAGTTTTTTTCTTAATGTCTAAAAAGACTTTTGGTGGTAACACTATAGCCCCTTCTGGTAAAGGATAATTGGGGTTGTTTACTCCGATCATACTAGGCAATTTGATACCATTTTGCATGACAGTTAAGTAATCCACGTAGTTGCTTTGCCCTTTTGGTATAAATTGACCTACTCGGATGTCAACCCATTTAAAGTTTTCTACTTTGACAAGCTTAGCCACTAAGGTTTCTAGCAGGCTACTGTTCCTACTTACAACTACAACCTCACGTGTAAGAAAGCCGTCTCTGTCTACTGAGTGAAGCTCAAAGAATACGTCTTGAGAAACAAAGTCTTGGCCTGTTTTCTTACTAGTGAACACTTTTGGCTCACCTATTGAAACTTTAACTAACTCACCACCAAAGCTATCTGAGATAAACTCTTCTTGCTTAGTTTCTGGGTTATACTTTACAAAAGCAGGCTCCTTTACTGGAAAGGCTCTTTGACCTACTTGTTTTTGGTATTCAAACTTTTTTAGTTTGAAGTATTTTGCGGATCCTTTGTTGTTGGATAATGTATTTGCTGGCATAATTATTATATAGTGTTACTCATATTTGGAGTTTGCTCCATTTAGTGATAACCTTTGATTTATGAAACAATTGTAAGTTTCTGTCAAGTCTTTGTAATGTAAACGTATCCATCAGCTCTTCTAGTAGAGAAGTAACCTTTTTGTAAAAAGAAAATGTATGATTCTTTAATGTAGCGTACAGTATCTTTTCTATGATTCTTGTAATCGCACCATAACTCAAAAAGAATTTTCCAGAACGTTTGAACATCATAAGTAGGCAAATATATCTCTAGCTCATTTTGTAAAACTTCATCTAAGAATTCTTGAAATGGATCAGTCATATTTAATTTAACACAAAGTGGGTGCTCTTACCTACGAACTTTGAGCCTATTGCAGAAATAACCCCGTGCCTATTTTTGGCAATTAATATTTTGCAGTATTCAGTATTCTTTTCTGGCTCTAGGTCATCTCGTTGGAGTAAAAACACTACATCAGCGTCTTGCTCGATTGCTCCAGAACCTTTTAGGTCACTTACCCTAGGAGTTGAGTTTCTCATCTCAGTTTGTCTGTTTAACTGAGCTAAGCATAGAATTGGAATATCTAATTGCATAGACAATGATTTCAACTCTCCAGATACCTTCTCTATCTCTTCCACTCTAGATAAACCTCTTTGTCTACTTCTGATGAGTTGTATGTAATCTATACATAGAAACTCTAAGCCGTGCTTTCTCTTTTCCAAAATGAGCAGGTTCTTTAAGTCTTCTATGTACAAGTTGGATTTCTGGTATATCCTAAGAGGTTTTTCTAGTATTTGGCTTATAACCTCACCCACTCTTGGTAAAGACTCAGTAGGGGTTTTGTTTTGTACCAACATTGATAGATCTACGTTAGCCTCCTTAGCAATAATCCTTTTCATTAGATCCTTACTGGTCATCTCCAAAGAGATAAATAGTGTTTTGTGTTGCCTCTTTACAACCTCCCACGCTAGCTGTAAACCAAGGGCAGTCTTACCATGACTAGGTCTTGCTCCTAGGATGTACAGTGAGCCATTTTTAAATCCATGAATAATATCATCTAGATCTCTGTAGCCTGTCGAGATACCATAGACTGTTCCAGTGTTAAGCGTTGACAAGATCTCGTTTAGTGCTACGTCTACTTTCTCAACTGTATTTTTTCTGACGGTTAAGACACTCAGCTCATCTACAACCTCTGTGTAAGCTGCTAGCTTGTCTTTACCTGTTCTGTCTTTGAAATTATATTCAATTTCAGTCACAGCTTCTTTTAGCCTACTGGAAATTGCTTCATTCTCTAGGTCAATCAGTGCGCTTGCTATATCATTTTGAAATACTACATGTGAGCTACACTCCATCAAGTATTCTAAATCAGCTCCTGTAACGAGCGTTAAGACATTTTGAGTGGTTATAGCCATGTTATCACGATCAAGGCTACTAAAGGCTCTCCAGATTGATTTGTTGAGCTCTGTGGTAAAAATAAACTCATTGACCTCACTAGCTATGATTGGGTATTGATCGGGGGTGGTTAGGACTAAACCTAGTATTGTTTGTTCTTTTAACATATTACGGTTGTTTATTTTGTTGACTATCGAATAACTCTTTTGAAGTGGGCTCATTGTCAACTACTGGTTGGACAGTCTTGAACTTTTCGGTGTAAATATCAGACCAGCCACTAGTGAGTGATTTTTCTAGTATCTTAATTTGTGTTGGGATTGGGAAAAGGGCTAGCTCTTTAATGATTAGCCCTGTGGAGTATACGGTTCTACTTACTTTCTTAGTTTCTCTGAGTTTGAAAAATTCAACTAGGGTGGGTTTGACCTTGTCATCAATTTCTTTATTTTGATCAACTATATCTAAAATTTGTTTTAGATCAATTCCTTTATTTTCTTTCTTTATTTTATTTATTTTCTTTTCTTTTATTTCCTTTATAGTATTACCTTCGTTATACGTTGGTATTACGTTCGTATTACCTTCGTTGTTTGACCATCTCTTAAGCACTGATTGACGGGCTTTGTCAGATTTCTGTTGTGAGGCTGAAACTTTGGCAGTCACCCATCCACAAGAAAAAGAGTTGTTTTTAAAGATAAACAAATCTGGAAAGTTTAACACTTGTGTTATCACCTCTTCCTTAACAAAAAACTCTCTACTCAAAATAGGGACATCCTCAACAAGCATGAAGCCATTTTGCTCAGCTAGCTTTAAGCATATCTGTAGATAGACTGCTACACTTCCTTTGCCGTGTTTCAATTCTAGTCTTTGTATTGTGGGTTGCCTAAATAAGTCTAGGTCAACTCCTATGTAATTATTATTCATACGTCAGTTTTACAGCTTATTAGCTGTGAGGAGGGTAGGAAACCGACGAAAGCCAACCTACGCTCCTCACAATTAACAAAGTGTAATTAAGACTCTAATTCATAAAACACTCTTTGTCAATTAATCTGTCTATAGAATAGCCTTAAATATGTCTATTGATTTAAGAAATCGCCATTTCAAGCCAAAACATTAGGTTTATAAAGTCTATAGAAAACACATTTAACTCAAGATAGTCTAAAGCGGCCGGTCGTGCTTGATAGTTGACACAAATTTTGCTTAGATTTATATGAAATTCGTCGTCGAGAATTCATAAAAAACTAGCTCTGGCTAGTCTTTTTTATTGCTAAAGCGGTTAGTAGCATTTGACTAAAACGTAAAAATAATAATAAAATATATCAATTATGTCAGTATACAATCCGATCAATGGGTCCATATATTTCACCCAAGGCTATCACTCAGGACATCGAGGACTAGATATAAGAGTCAAACAAGGCTCAAACATTTATGCAATGATGGGAGGGCTAGTGACAGCTTCCCAATTAGATCAGTTTGGAGCAGGCTGGATACAAATCAGATACACTGACAAGAGTCTAGGCAATTACGTGCATTTATCAAGACTAATCGCTAAAAGAGGCGACATCATCAAGGCCGGTCAAATCATAGGTTTAAGTGGAGGCACCAAGGGCACCTATGGGGCTGGCAAATCAACTGGTCCACATCTCCACTACGGCCACATTGCAGGCGGAGTCTTAGTTAACCCCATGCCACTCTTTAAAGTTGCTGTGGACAAAGCTAGCAACACCCCAGCACCTAGGCTACCAGCTTTTGATTATAGCTTAGTAGTTAGAGATGGTCATGTATTCATAAGAGACTATAATAGCAATCAAGCAAATCCTAATGCAGTATACCCATATAAGGTCACTAGGAGATTTGCTGGAGACAGAACAGGCACATCTTTTGTAGCCTCAATTGAGTTTGGAAACACTAAAAGACCAGTCACTAGTCAGAAGATAGTTGCTAACGCAGATCCTATCGGCTATGAAGTAGACATTGCAGGTATAATCAAAACTATTGACCTAAGAGATATAGTGATTGATGAAGGAAACGATTCAATAGAAGAGCCAGTTATCCCTATAACTCCTGAGGTTACAGTAGTAGATGACACTCCACCTTGGATCAAACCCCCAGTTACAGAAGCACCTATGCCTACTCAAGATGAACTAGACGAAACCAAACAAGAGCTTGCTGATCTAAAAGAAGTACTTGATTTAAAAGAAGAGGGGCAAAACTTACTCTTAGAGTTAATGCAAAAAAGGAATACAGATAAAGTAGACTTTACTAAAATCCTGATTGGCTTTTTCAAAACTGGTGGATTACAGAGCAGTGTTTCAGCAGGGCTGATCTATTTGCTTAGTAACCTGACAGAGCTCCAGTCAGATGAGCAAGCATTAGTTGCAGTGGGTACGTTCATGATAACACTCATTGCATATTGTGCTAGGTTCGTAGCTGCTAAACTACAATAGTATGATTGCAACAACAGAAAAAAACAACTACTTAGTAGAACTGTTTGAGGAAAATGACGATTACATTGTAAAGGTCTTTCACATTTTGCTTGATAGACAGTTAGTCAAAGAACAAAACTTTAGTGTGTTTAGAAACGCTATTGATTACTTTGACAAGATCATTGAGTATGCCGAGATGGGAGAAACAATTGAGTTTCTATAAAACTATTTAGTCTTTCTAGGTCTGCCAATTTTTACTTTGATCTTTTTTGCTTTAGCAATGAACCCTGTAAAAAATGCCACACGTTCTTGTTTGTGCTTTTTGTTCATTGCTTTTAACTCTTGTTGATATTCATCTTCGAGCTGAGGGCGGTTTGACTTTAAAGCCAATGCCTTTCTTTGTAGGTATCCTTTTATCATTATCAATGATAGAAACACTTATACATTTATGTCAAGAATTTGCTTAAATTAAGCGTTGACTATATAGTTTAAATCTTTTATGTTATGTAACATAATGCCAAAAAGAATTAACACTAGAACCAAAGGGGCTAATGCTGAAAGAGAAGCTCAAGGTCTTTTGCATGCCAGTGGATACCTAGTAGATCGAGTCAAGGGCTCATCTAAGTTTAACAAACAAGTAGACTTTTTCGGGATTGGTGACCTCAACTGTATTCCTAAAAAAACAATGGAAGATCAGTCATTCTTAATTGTGCAAGTCAAATCAAATACTACAGCTGGGGCACCTAAAAAGATCAGGCTCTGGAGGTCTGAGTTTGAAATTCCTAGCTGGGTTAAGACTCAAGTGTGGGTTAGGTATGACAATAAAGATACAGACAATAGGTGGCGAGTAATTGACGTAGTTTAATCCTCATCTTTATCGCTAGCCATCCTAATCACAGTCTCTGATTTCTTAGCTCCGGCACGGCTTGTATCTTTGGTTGCAGCAAAGTCTTTTGTTCCAAACTCACCAGCTTCTACAGATTCTAATTGTTTAATCAGATCAATTAGGTTGGGACTAAATTTCAAAAAGTCACTAGTCTTTAGCAATCCATTTTCCATGTCTTGTTCCATTAACAATATCATTCCTACAATGGTTTTTAATGCACTCACTTTTGCCAGCTTAGCTGAGCTTTTTATTTCTGTAGCAGAACTTACTGTTTTAAGACGCTGGACTACTTCTTTTTTATTCTTGTCTAGCTTGCTCAGTGTAGGAAGTTTAAATTTTGAATCAATTAGCTTCTGGATAGCTCTTTTTTCTGCGTTCGGTTTGGTTGCTAAGTCCAATAACTCATTGTACATCTTAGACTTTTTATCTTTTGCCCACCCTCTGGTTTTCTCTCTTGCATAGGTGCTTATACCAGTAAACCCTTCGTTTTCTTTTAAAAATGAGCTAACAGTCTCATGCTTTGACTCAAAGAATCGTTTTTTAATTTGTGGCCAGTTGTACTTTGTTACAAAGTATTTATCTCGCCCGTTTGTAGTGTCCGCCATGTCTTAGTTTTTAAATTGTTTGAGAAATGAACCTCTCTGTTGCCTTGATAATAACTTGTCTTCATTAGAGTTGTCAACTGGTAGGTAATAGATTTGATCTCCGTGGTGTAAACCTAGGCCATCTACTACTGCAATATTACCTAATCCGTTTGTTTTACTCCACTCATCCTTAGTCTTGATTTCATACAGCACGCTTGCAGTCACCCCACTAGGTTTGAGATTTGGCAGTAAGTATAATGCAATGACTGCTTTATAATACTCTTTGTCACTAGCCATTGAGATCAGCTTCCTAAACAAACCTCTAGCATGAGTGACTACTGATAACTGGTAGGTTCGCTTGTTAAAGACTGTTTGCTTAGCTTGCTCTGTTTGCAGTGACCTGTTAAAGATATTCTCATTGAAAGTTTCTTTCACGCCTCTAAAAGAGTTGAACAAAAACGCCATGACATTACTTGCAAATTGATATTTGGTAGATCGGGTTGCGTTCCCAATCTGCTCTGCAGATAATACAGCAAGCCCTAGAACCCCTATTGCTAATACAGCAAGCTCGATAGCCTTGTCGTTTAATTGTGCTTCTTGCTCTAGCAATTGAGCTAAGGCGGTGTCGTTTAAATCATTTAGAAAATCTTCCAAAGCTTGAGACTTCTCATCTTCACTGAGATCAGACTCATAAAGCTCGATTAGTTTTGCTTGTACTTTAGATTCTAGGTTAGCTAGTATACCTGCTAGTGATACACTGTATACTTCTAGTAGAAACTTTTCTAGTGTGGTGATCGCCTCGATGTATTTGACCTCTTCTCCACCCATTGGCACACTGTCGACTGCTCTAATGAAAGATCTCTCAGCAAATTTGAGCTTTTCAATCACCCAATCACTAAAGTAGTCATAGCTTCTATTGTGGGCTTCATTCTTTAGTAAAAGGTTAATTCCCCCATAGTCATTACCAAACTCTTCTAGGATTGTAACCTTGGTATCTGTTTCTAAGGTGTCTACTTCACTCACTCCAAAAAGCATGGTTCGTGAGTTTAATTCGGCAAATTCTCTTAACTCATTTATATTCTCATCACTAACTTGAGCTCCACTTTCCAGTAGAGTCTTTTCTAATAATCGCTGGTGCAATTTATTTAAGAAATTCTTATTAATTCCGTGTGATTGAATTTTCATAAAGTGACCTGAAACTTTTATCAACCTTTTCTTTTGTTAGCTCCCAAAAATTCTCTGTGGATAATCGCTTGACTGACTCACTATCTGTGACTCCAGTAAAGTTATCTGCAAGTTGGCCAGACTCACTAGATGGGCTGAGATTAATATCTTCCTTGGCTGGGGTATAGACTGAGTAGCCTTGCTCTTGTAGAGTAGATAGCTGAGTCTCAGTTGGTAAGACAACGACTCCCATACCTGCAAAACTCTCATTAGCAACTTTGAGGTTACCAAAGTACATTTGAGTTTCTCTGTCTTTAACTTCTTTGATCCTGATCTCTTCCTCTGAAAACTGTCTAGGTATTCTAAAGATGAACCTTGAGTTATCAAACTTTGGATCTAGGTTGGCTAACAGGTAGGTTTCCACGTAACGCTCCACTGAGTGGATAAAAGCCTTGAGTGATTGATACAAGTGATCCATTGCTTGTTCTGCATTGTTATACTTAGATGACTCGATTTCTAAGATGGCCTTGTCAAACTTAAAAGCATAGAATATTTCTCGGTTGATAAGATCCAGCATTTCTTGTGATCTCATCTCACTATTATTCATTTGGATATTCTGCCAAGTTAGTGGCACTGGGGTAGCAATCAATCTATTTTTGTTCTGTATACCATTACCTTGTTTTAAATCTTCTATCAATCTATTTATTGCATTTTTAACTGACTCGGGGCTGGCTCCTTGCTTCTGCATTTTTCCAGCGTCAACTCCTACAAGGTAGCTAGCTTGCATTCCAGTAGTGTAAATCCTTTCATTAGCGTCCATGATTGAGTACTTTAGGTTCAGCCATTTACTAGCGGCTAAGAGTCCATTAGTACCAAAAGCTGGGTTACCATCTGGGTTACTATACTTAAAATGATAAGCGTCTTTAGCTGGTATATTATATATCTCTTTGCCCCCTGAGTCAAGGATACCAAAGCTTGCGATCTCTAGATTTTCATTGTTAGCGTCTCCATATACGGCGACTCTGTGTTTACCATTAACGACAAAAGGGTCAAACTTATATTCAACCTTGCCCCCGTTTTTAACTCTATACCCTAATCCTGTGCCTAGTCCTGTACCAAAACTGGTGACCATGAGACTATTGATATGTTGCTCTACTCCTGACTCTTTGAGTAGTGTGGTATAAGCTACAGCAGCTCTACTGATTTTAAGGCTACCGCTTGCTTTGTCAATCTCATAAACTTGATAGCCTGATAGGTTAATTAGCTCCTCGATCCTAGAGTAGATACCAATAAATAAAGCGTCATTCATTGCTACATTTGTGATCTGTCTAGCGTTGATTCTATTGTCAGTAATCCCCCCAGCACTGTTATAATTATAAAATGTGTAGTCAGTTTCACTAGTAAAACTAACCCCTGAGTTTGACGGTTCTAAACCTTTAAGAAAAAGCTTACCATAACTTCTGGTGGTTGGCAACATATATATAAGTTATACTGTTAACTAAGGGTATTTGTCAACTAGTAGAATATATAGAATCCCATATGTTAGCATTGCTAGGGTGATACCTGCTAAATACTGGATACCTAATTGAGTCCATTATATCGTCACCTCCATCTGCTGGTTCATTACTGATACCTCCGTCTTTCTTTGGTAGCCAACAATAGCCAGCTAACTCTTTAGCTAAGGCTGCGCTTTCCTCTGTGTAATAAAACTCAAACCCCTCCATGAACGTCACCCCTACTGATCTACTGCCTTGCCCTTTGGAAGCCTTGATAAAATTGTTTGTAATATCATATTCATTATCAATGTTTAAGGCCTGTACTAGCTCATCCATTGCCCTCCCTCCATCACCTGCGTCACAATAGAAGCTGTAGTTATGATACCCAGGTATCTCTTTCTTAATCTTTGCAGCTAACTTTGTACCCATCAATCTAATCTCATTGATAAAATTATGGACATAAAATACCCCGTTGTATTTCTTTACTCCACTGACCGCTGTGGTGTCATGGGCATAGCCAAAGTCAATTCCAAAGATAGGGGTAGCGTCAATTTCTCTCCACTTCTCGTAGGTCATAACTTTCCAGTCTGTAAAGATACGCCCTAGCTTTCCACTTGGAACCAACCCTAAAACCTCCACCTTGTATCTTGCTTTATCCTGAGCTAGGCTAGAGTCTTTGTAATGCAAAAACATCCTGTATAACTCACCTTGCATATATTCCATACCACCTTCTTTGACAAGACTCTTAAGCCAAACCGTGTTATCTTTGTAGGTAGCAAATATAGGACAGATTAAGTTTTTGTGTTGCTCTTTTAACTTGACTTTATAGAAGCCCTCAAACGAAGAGTTAAGTAGATTAAAGTACCTCTGCACCACCCAGTGTTCTTTATCGGGCATATTAAAAGCACAATAGACTTGTGGTTTGACTAAGATACCGCTTGCTTCATCAAGGAAAGGACGCAGTGTAGTATTTAAATCATCAAAGCTTTTTGAGTCTGGAATCTCAATAAACTCATCAATAAACATGTGAGTAAACTTTGTCTTTGATTTCATTTTAGCGACACGGGTAGCAGAACCTACAAACCCATCGGCAATAATCTGGTGACCATTGTAGACCAGCCTCATCCTGTGATCATCAAAGCGGTTACCCTTAATAGTTTTACATACCTCAAGCATTGACTTATGTGGATATTCCTCATCAGCAGTGTCTCTCATGACATCAACCACCTCAGACCATAGTGAGTCCCTAACATCACCTTTAATGTACCTCATAATGTTAATACGAGCCTTGTAACCTTTGTTGGATCTTAGCAGCAACTGCAAGATTGTTTTAATGAAGTGAGACCTGCCACCTCCACGGCCACCATACAAAAAAATGATAGGGTGTGTCTCCTCCCGGAAGTTTTTAATTGCCGGACCGTATGCGTCGTTTACTGTGATATGAAAGCCCTCCATAGTTTTTTTAGCTTACAAGATTAGAGATAATCCTAATGTTATTATAGGCAAACTTACCGTCTGTATCTCTTTTTTGTTCATGGACAATGTACTTGTTAGCATGTAACCAGGTCAAAGAACCTTGTACTAAGTCACGGCCTATTCCACTTGATCCATTGCCTTTTAATGCACTCTCTAATTCTTTATCTTCCACTTTTAAAATTCCTTTTTTATCTTTGATCTTACCGATTAAGAAAGCAAAGACAACAAATTGATTCTCATCCATAACACTAGGGAACAAAGAAAAGAATTTATTATTGACTGTCATACTGCCATTACTACTATTTATTATAATGCTGTCAAATCTGAAAACCAGTTCACGGTTATATACAACAAAAAACCACCTCTAATTACAGAAGTGGTCGTTTGATAATGATATGCTATTATATATATTAGTACGAGGTGTCTAAAGTCTCTTACCAAAAGTAATTAAAACATATTGTTTATGTTTTGTCAAGAGTTATTCTGTAAACCCCCTACTCACGCTGAAAATCAGTTCACGGCTATTATATATTTTGACAGTTTATTTTTTCTATGTTTATTATAATAATATGAAAGACTCGAATATAAAACAAACCAAAAAAACCTCCAAAGAGGGAAGGCAAGAAACCAGAGGTAGAAAACCCAATGGACCGTCAAACAGACAGCACGTTTGGATCAGGCTAAGTCCAGAGATGATCGAGCTACTAAGATTGCTCAAGACTGATAGGGACGAGTCTACTGGTGAGATTATTGACAGCGTGTTACTTACCAAGGTCAAGAGTAAAATGAACGACGATGGCTCTTACACACACACCTTGAAGCTAAGTAAAGAAGCTAAGAGCAGTGTCACGAATGACCAGTCTACAATAGGCAGTGCATACAATGCACAACTGCCGAGTGTAAAATTATCACCATTACAAAAAGCACTCAGTAAATAGACAGAGTATTATAATAGTCTAGCTAACATAGTATATTATATAGTACTCATATTATACTTAGCATATTATGCAATGCTTGATATAATCTTTCCAGTAGCAAAATAGCTACGTCAATATTATATATTAATTTTATTGTTCTGTCTAATATTCAACGCTGGAGCCTTTGGTAGTGGGATTTAGGATACTTTATATTGACAAAACAATAAAATTAATTAATACTAGATTAAGCATTAAACGCTTATTATATATTATATTATGTCTACAAACAACTTCTACTCTAACAACACCACGCACATTTACTCAATCGACTGTGAAGATGAATTTGAATTTGATGATACAGTTTCAAATATCCAGT